TGGCGGTGATCCACGATTAGGCCCACCACACCATCGGGCGAGCCTTCGGCGCTGGCAAAATCGAGTGGGTCAACCGAAGTGCCGTCCAGCAACTGGGTGATCCAGATTTTCTGGCTGTTTGGCTCGTTGAAAACGAAGTAGCCGTCGAGGTAACCGACCGTCACGGCGCCCGGAAAGTCCGGGTCACTGATGGGCGCAAAGACGTTGGTCTGGTTGTTGTAAATGTAGCTCGGGCCGTTGGCCGCGATGAACAACTGAGTGCCGTTGTCGGCCATGCTCACAGGCCCGGTGCCTGCGACAGTGCCCAACAGTGTCGGGGTGTAGCTCGTGTTGATTTTGAACAACTGGGTGCCCGACACCACGAACGCCACGGTGTTGTCCGACGAGAACGACCACAGGCCGCGGATCGGGCCTAGCCCAATGCTTGCCAGGTTGAGCAGGCCGGGGCACCGCTGAAGGTACGCCGCCTCCTTACCCTGCTCGGTGATCTCCGGGTACAAGTTGACCATGCGGGCATCGGCAGCGTTGACGCTGCGGGCCACATAGGTCGAACCAAGGATCGGCGTTTTCATCAGTAGTTACCGGCATAGATGTTGAACCGCTGGCGCGTTGCGATCAGCGAGTACGGCATCGACATCACGTCGTCCGGGTTGTTGATGCGCTTGAGGTCGCGCTTGGAGGTCATAGCGATACGCATGACCTGGGGCGACGGCTCGACGCCAAACTCGGGAGCGATCTCCATTGCCAGGTTGTACGCAAACGCCCGCAGGTAGCCCGGCGGGAACAGAATCTGCGTGGACAGGTTTGCAGGCTGATCCAGCGGCTGCACGCTGATGAAGTGGAACTCCAGCAGTCGCGTGGGCCGCGGGTAGATGAAGATGTCGATGTCGGGGTAGGTCATGTTGACGAACATGACCTGGGGGTACGTCGAGGTCACCGTCTTGACCGCGATGCCGTTGTACTGCTGCTGATTGATCAGCTTGATACCGTAGCTGACGTTGGTCTGCGGATCGCGGAAGTACGTCGCGTCGTCAACCAGAATCGGGCGCTGGACGGTGCCGTTGAGCCGCACCAGCGAGCCGGTGGGGCCAAGGGTGGCGTTGATCGAGCCGACCGGCCAATTGCAAATCTGGTCGATGGTGGAGAAGACTGACAGGCGCTCGGTGTTCCACGACTCAATCATCTGATTGAGCGCCATCAAACAGTCTTGCGAAACGGCGGCAGAGGGCGTCTCACCTTCTGCCAACACACCTAGCAGCCGCAACGCCCGGTTAATCTGTTCGCCTGCGGTGTAGGTCGCCATTTCACTCTCCTTCGTCTGACTGCGGTGCCAAGAAGTCCGGCACTGGGGTTTCTACCGATGACTCGGCTTTTTTGCGGCGACCGCGCCGCGCTACCGGAGCAGCAACAACTTCCGGGGCCACTTCTTCGACAATCGAAGGCGTGTCAGGATTGTAGCGTTCCCAGCCGTGTTGTTCATCATAATCGGCCTCGATGTCAAGCGATGCAACTTTGAAGCCGTGAACTGGATGTTGGAGATAGATTGCGGGCATGGGTGAAGAAGGGGGCCGAAGCCCCCTGTTGATTACGAAGCCACCAGCGGCACAGAGAACCAGTCCGTGGAGTCATACGCCACAAACCAGCCAGCAGTTTTGGCTGCCATCGAAAAGGCGGTCGTGCCCGCCACACCGTTGATCTTGGCGCTACCGGGAGCGTAGACCTTCAGTGCAGCATTGGCCGTGTCGTCGTTCTTGATCAGCACCAAACGACCAGCGGTTGGGGCGGGAAGAATCACACCCTTGTTGCCGTCCGCGGCGGTCACCCAGCTAAACGAAGCAGTCAAAGCCGTCGCATCAGCACGAGTAGTGCCAGCGGCAGCCGGTTTTGCAACGTCTACGCTCAGAGACGCGCCGGTCAAAGTGGGGGCGCTAAAAGTGCCACCCGTGAAGGTGCCACTCAACGTGCCGCCAACAATCGTGGCGCCGGTAATTGTGGTGCCCGACACAAGCTCAGGGTCGCTATACGCAACCCCTACAGGTTTGGTATTTGGCATGTCCTTGTCCTTTTAGAAACGGGGGCCGAAGCCCCCTGTTGATTACGACAGACGGTAGCAAGTCCAAGTGCCATCGCCGGTCTTGCGGGCACGGAAGTGGCCCGAAGTGGCGTTGTCAACTTGCATCGTGCCAACCAAGGTCCAGCCGGTGTTCGTAAACACGGTCACATCGTCAGAACCGGCGTCAATGTTGACGACGAAAAAGTCGAAGGCTGCGTTCACTTTGGACGCGCTGGACACAGCGGCTTCCAGATCGGCCACGGTGGGCAGAGTCAGGTTACCGGCAGCGCCGTCGAAGACGAACAGACCGTTCGCCATTTGAGCAGCGGTCATAGTCGCTGCGGCAGTGATGGAAGTAGGAGCGCCCTGAACAAACAGTTGCGCCTCGCCGACGTTGCCGTCGCCAACCTGATAACCACCTGCACCATTAGGGAGAGCCATGATGAATTCCTTTCAAAAATGTTTAGAAAGGGGGCCGGAGCCCCCGTTTCAGATCAGCCCCACAGACGGACAGCCATCTGCGGACGAATCACGCTGTAGCCGTACAGCACATCGATACGACACGGCATGCGGTCGTTGTTGATGTCGTACTGGCGAACCACGCGCATGGAGATGCCGTTGTGAACAGCACGAGCGGCCATGTCCACACCCTGGGGCAGGAGCAGGTCGGCGGTAGCGAAGGTGATCGCGTCCTTGTGGTACACGAGGTTCTGAGCGTAGGTGCCGGTGGCCGAGCCGAGCATGGTCACAGCAGCGCCAGACTGGGGGAAGGCGTTGATAGTCGCCAGCGCCTGGTCAGCGGTGTACATCGCGGGGCTGATCTTCAGCGTGCCGGTGGTCGAAGCGGTGAGGTCTTCGGTCACAACGAACTGCTGGAGACTGCCGGTGGACTCGCGGGTCTGCGGGTTCACGGAGTACACGTTGGCGATGGTGAACACGTCGCCCACTTTCCAAGTCTTGCTCGAACCAGTGAAGCTGATGGGCAGCGTAGCTTGGCCTTGCGTAGACACGGTGCTGGTCACGGTGATGCCAGTGCCCCAGTCGCCGTTGGTGTGCTGCTTGATCGACTGAGACATGTTGATCTCGTCGAAGCCCAGCACGCCCATGCCCATCATGCCGTTCTTGAACTGGCGGCTGATGGTGTCGGTGGGGTTGAACAGACCTTTCATGCCCTCGACCAGGCCAGCGTTGGCAGCCGGGTTGACGGTGGCGTAGCGCGGCGACATGACCGCAGCAGCCTCGTTCAGCTTCTGCTGGGCTTGCAGCAGAACCAGCGAGGTGGCGGGCGTGGTGCCGGGGGTGCCGACGGACTGATAGATGTTCTTGAAGCTGTTTGCCACATCGGCGTCGATGGACGAGGCCAACTGGCTGATACGAGGCTTCAGAACACGCTCTGCGAAGTCGTCCAACTGCATGGTCAGTTCGGCAGACGTGAAGTTCACGCCGATGTGCTTCTGGGAAGCAACAGTCAGGGTGGTGAACTGCTCGTTGTCGTCCTGCACTTGCAGGGCGGCGCCGTCGGTGACCAGAGCGCGGTCAGGCAGACGGATACGCAGGGTAGAACCAATCTTGGCACCTTCAACAGCGAAGCTGTCGTCGTACTGACGGTTCACGTTGCGGGTGATCACCAGGTTGTTCTCGAGGATCTCGAGAGCCTTCCGGGTGATCATGTCAATGGTGAGAATACTATTCGCCATGATGCGAGTCCTTTCAGAGTTTTAGCGGTTCATTTGCGCTTGCATCTTTCGCATCTGCCGGGCGCGTTCAGCTTCAATCCATTCCGACGTACTCATGGCCTTCACAGAGCGAGGGTCAGTTGTGTCGTAGGACGGGTTGCCACTGGTTCGTGCTGTCACAGGTGTAATCGGTGCAGGTGCAGACGTAGTTGGTTTCACGGGAGGACTTGCGGCCAGTTTGGCCTCGATCTTCCCAATCTCTCGAGCCTGCAAAAGCGGCGACAGTTTGGAAATGCGATCAGCCTCCTTTGGGTTGGTGCCCAGCCAGTAGGCTAGGTCCGGCCCCATGTCGGATGCCTTGATCGTCTCGGCCATCACGTCGGTGACTCGAAGTTGCGGGTTGTAGGCGACTTGTTCGAAGTCGTCATACTTGGCCCTGGCTTCTTCCTCACGCTCGGCGTAGGCGTCGTTGATCGCAGCTTGCTGCTTCTGGTACTCACGCTGTGCAAGCAGTTCTTCGGCCTTTCGGACTGCCAGTGCTTCCGCATAGGCTTCCGGGGACTCAAACTGATCGACAGGCGGGAGTTCCTTGGGCTGCTTGACCGCTTGCATCTCTGCAAGTTTGGCCTGCTGCTCACGTTCCCATTTGCGTTGCTCTCTTGCAAGACGCTTGCTGATCATCGCATCGATTTCAGCTTGAGAGAACTTTTTCTCTTCAGCCTGTTCGTTGCTCTGTTCAGCGACTTCCGGCGCATTTTGTGCCTGATCCGTGGTGGCCGTCACCTCGGGGGCTTGCGCGGATTCAACTTCCGCTAAGTTTTGACTTTCGTCGTTCATGGTGTTTCCGTAGAAACCCCGGTCTACTGGGCCGGTACAGTTCTCAGATTATGCGCTCAGAATGCGCTTGTCAAGACTAGTTTGGAATGCGAAGCAAACGGTAGCCGGTGCCACCAGAATCGGCTGCACCAACAGATACGATGTTTGTGCCACCGCCACCTTCAACAATCAAAGTGTTCGCAGGGTAGCGAGCGGCGCCAGACGACACATAAAACTGATCTGTCGCGTTGGGGCCAATGATTAAGGGCGTTCCAGAAACAATCGTCGGAGCAACATAAACTCCAGCCCCATCTGTCAACGTGTTGTTAAGGTACGAAGTTTTGCTATTTTGGTTGTGGCGCAAAGAAATTGCGCCGCCAATGTGGTTGTTGCTGAAGATTTGTTGGTAGGTAGGGTAGCCAGCGCCGCCTTGAACATCAACGCCGACGGCCGATCCATTTACAACATTGTTTCCGATGGTGTTTTGGCCTGCATTTTTTAAGTATAGGCCGGTTTGAAATCCAACAACACTATTGCCAACGACAACAGCGCCGTATGAGTTTTCGTCTAATTTTATGCCTTCAGTTGGCGCACCGCCTGCCCCAACCATGTAATTATTGACAATGTGAGTTCGATTTGCGTCTGAATAAACGCCTATCCCACTGACATTGCAGTTGAATTTGTTGCCTTGAAAAAGATTGCGGTCAACGGTTGCTTGGCTGACCACATAAGCAACAGCAACGGTGCTGCCTTCAAAAGTTCCGTTTATAACATCTGTTCCATACGCGCCGAGCGCCAAATAAACAGAATATTTACCTGCGTCAGATGTACAGGAATCTAATGTGCAATATTCCGAAGCAAGATAGTAGTTGGCGTTTGACGTTCCGACAGCATAAGTTTCGGCGGCGTAGATATCTCGCAAGATGCAGCCGTAGCTGCCCGCGCCGATGTTGATTTGGTTCGTGCCAAACCCAGCAACCGTCATGCGCTCCATCATTGTGTTGAAACGATTGGTGATCTCAATCCCGTTGCCAGCACCGTAGACAGGGCGATTGCCGATGACGTTGATGTTTTGGATAAGCGTGTCGCTGAATGCAGGGGACACTGAAGTGATCGACAGCACAGGCCCAGCAAAAAAAGCGTTCAGGCTTGTCCCCGCTGTTGTCGGGCCTTGGCCGCGCATCGTAGAGCCAACGATTTTGATGTTCTTGGGAACGGTCAAGGCGCTGGTTACTTTGTACGAACCAGCAGGAATAAAAAGCGTGTTGCCTTGGGCTGCGTTCAGCGCCGCTTGCAGCGCCGCCGTGTCGTCAGCTACGTTGTTGCCAACCGCGCCAAAGTCTTTGGCGTTGACAACATTGTCAGCGATCATTGAATACGTTACTTTAGTCAGCGACATAATTTCTCCATTAAACGGTGTAAGTGACACAGTAAGCAATTGTGTAGTTTGTACCGCCAGGATACGTTCCATCATAGAAA